TCGTATCTGTCTGAGTCTTGGCAAGATCAACTTGCTGAGCTAGGATTGCAAGCTCACCTTGCTGATGGAGCTTGAGAAGTTCATAATTGGCAGCAGCTTTTTGGGTAGGATCTGGAAAGAGTTTATCTATCAGCTTCCCTCCAACATCCAAGAGAGCTGTAACTGGATCAAGCGACATAAGATTCTCCAGAGGGTTTAGTTAGTCCCATAGCATAGGTGCCATTAGAGAGTAAGGATAATACTTGTCCTCTCTGTTCTCCATTGGGGATACTATTCCAGGAGATATGAACCCACCCATGCTCAAGAATCAATTGATCCCACTGGATAATCTCTTTACGTGCAAGGAGTCGGAAGCATATATCTTTAGGGGTACCATAGGAAGGTGCATCAAAATCAATGGCCTCTCCTAGAATGTGCTTCGAGGTTGGCTTGGAGCCTAGGAAAGCATTGAGAGCAAGGCAGCGATACCAAGATGTGATATGAATAGGAGCGCCAAGAACCGCCCGAACCCTCTCAAGTTTCGTGGCGGTTTTCTGTACTGCAGGGAGGAGGGAAGAAGGAAGGGAGTTATCTATCCCTTTTCTGGAAGCTGTGTCAGATCGAGTAACTTCTGCCCAATCGAAATGCTCTGTGAGTTTATCGAATACCATGAGATACTCCTCTAGACTAAAATGCTAAGTTAGGTCGGAAATATAGAGACGTTGAGGTAACTGCAAATCCTACAATACGTGTTACTGTTCCTGTCACTGTATCTATTCTACCAGCTCTAGGAAATCCCCCACTAGTGTCAGCAAGATAATAAGTAGCTCCAGGAGTTAGTCCTGTATAACCATAATACATACCCTCTAAAAGAAACTCTCCATAAGCTCCAGAAGCTATTGCGTGAGTTGCAAGAGCTTTAGCGCTAAAACCTGCACCGTTTGCATAAGCTCTATCAGCAGTTATAACTCCTGCATTATTGTAGAATCTTGCCATCTCTCCCGGTAAGAAATCCTGAGATGTTTTTACAAAGAGTCTGGAATAATTCTGCTGGGTCACATAGCTAGAGTCAGCTCCAGTCATTGAGGTAAGGTCCGGGCCTGTATACCCAGTCCTTACATCTAGAGTGCCCTGCAAAACTCTCAGAGCGTTCCTCACTCGAATAGAGTCTGCAAAGATTGCAGGATCTTGAGTCTGACTGAACTCAGGTAATACACCAAGCCCAAGATTGGTAGAGAACTTCTGAGTAGCCATATCCTATCTCTTTCCGTGCACATTAAATCGCAGCACCAGTGAGTTAACAGTAAATCCACCTTGGAGAAGCAGAGAGTGGTTAGTTCCTGTAGTTCTACATCCATACTCGCGAGTCAATCCTGTATCATACAAAAGCTCAGGAGAGCTATTCACAGTATTCTTGCCATCTATAGCTGTAAGCACTGTGAGATCGAAAGTCTGATTCTGCCTCACACATTCCAGATCTATCATATCTAACTGCATAAGTCTAGATCTTACATGTTGGTACTTACCTAGGAGCAAAGTTCCTCTAGATGTAGGGGAAGTGATGGAGAAATCTACCACAACAACCGAGCCATCATTCTTCAGAAGTGCAAAGGTCTGCTTAGGAGCCTCTGTAATTCCTGCCGTTGGAAGAGTATAGGTGAATACCTGTACATGAGGAGTCTTTAACTTCCCCCAGCGTTTCATCACTAGATCATACACCAGAGCATGTGTAAGTTCTGCAAGCCCATAGGAGATTACAAGGTACCTTTCACAGACAACAGACACAGCTTTCTGCATAGGAGCGGTAAGGATCTGATGAGTAAATGTCTTGAAATAATCATCGAAATCCTCGAAGTATCTGCCGGAGATAAAATCTGTAACCTCAGGAAAGACTGTCTGAGTCTGCTGTATATTTATGAGCTGCAAGCCTGCAGTTGTATACGCATAGAGGCCAATTGTATTGGCATCATAGGAGATAAGATCTAGAGAACTTAACCCTCCAGATCCTACGAGTTCCCGATACTGAAAAGGATACAGGGTGTTAGACTGAGCAATGGCTGCGACACAGTTATCAGTAGCTCCTACAATGAATCCCATGGTGTGGGGAACACAGTATTTAATAGATCCTTTAACTTCTTCTACACTCCCTCCTCCGGCCCCTGTTACAGAACTTGGCACGAAATCAGTTGGGTCGAGGGTGGAGGACCAAGCGACTGATGTACTAGTCCAGGCAATAAGATAGCCGGAGGAGTCGCAGATACCAATTACCTTTGATGTATCTATACCTGTGAGAGGCACTGCATCAAATGCGCCGGTTCCGAAGTTATACTTATAACATCCGTTGCGCTCTCTATAGATATAAGTTACACCGGCAACCACTCCAATAGTAATCAGGCGATCTGCAATACCTAGGAGTTTATACACCCAAGCAGTTCCTGTCCCGTCTGATACCCAGAAGTCTCCATTGGCTCTGACTCCGAGGTAAGCAAGGTTTGCATCAGAGTCTCGAAGAAGGTAGATCTTCTCGAAATCATTAACACTAGGAACAAAGGGAAGGATTCCTGTGTAACCTACAGACTGAAAGCCAGATGCCAGCGGCATAATGTTATGGCAGTAGTAGATCTGAGGAATACCGATGTCCTTATCCTGATCCTCAGCAGAAACTACCTGACGTGAAAAGTTCTGGTCAGGTCCGCCAACTATGACAGACTGACCGAAGTTCTCAGATACGAAAGGAAAAGATTTAGAGGATAGATTAGCTCTATATACTGTCTGTGCCATACTAACCCTTTGCAGAATGTCCAGAAACTATTGCCCAGATAGCTATACATCCGGCAGCCAGTGTACTTAACCATTTAATAGCTATACCTAAATATCTAAGGAGTTTAATAGAAGTCTTACCAAGCTCTAGAAGTTCTTTTATTTCTTCCAGAGTCTTGGTGTTAGATTCATGAGTTTGCTTAGATTCAGCTAGACTCTCTTCTATCGAAGTCATCCGTGCATCTCCAAGAGTTAGTTGTTTCTTTATATCCGAAATTTCTGACAACACTGAATCTGGGGACATTCTATGGAATCCTTAAAAGCCAGGAGAGACTTATAATACTGGAAAGGAAAGTCCTGTAAGGGATATATTTCCTACTGCGCCATTGATGTAAACAGTACCGTCCGGGGCGACTTGGATAAACCCGGCAGTTACTCCAATATTTATACTTAGGAAGATTGTCTTGAGAGGCCTAGATCCTACAGGGAGAGTGAAAGCCACAGATGGGCTATATAAACCTCCGCTAATAATTCCCCTAAGATGCACAACTCCAAACTTATCTAGATAGGAAGAAGCATTTCCATAGAGTCCTACATTGTTATCTACCCAAGCATTGCTAAAAACTAGATTCACCCAAGGAAGAGTCTGAACTCCATAGTTAACTGTTACAGGGCTGAGGGATATATTATCTACAGCATAGCGAAGGGTGTTGGCTCCAACCGAGAATCCAGCAACATCAGATCCAGCAGCGATACCTTGTATAGCACCCTCTGAGTTAGTAAAAGCCCCGGCGATGTTGGAGAAAGCTCCGCCATTCACAGAAACTTTCACTTGGCTCAGAGGCTTGGCTCCAATGATGCTCCAAGCATACATACTAGATCCAGAGGTATTAACATCTGTAGCCGCCGCAAGAACTGCTGGGCGAGGTAGGTACCAGGTGTTGGGACGCAGGAATCCACCAGAGAGAATGTTCTGATTCTCAGAAGTTACCTCCCCAGCATAAGTATACCCATCCCCTGAGACTGACAGAAGATTAGAGAATACTGTATCTGTATCTTCCCACCAGGAGAATCCATTGATAAATAGCGGCGAGAATGTTGGAGATAGACCTCTCAAGATCTTATACACATAACCTGCAGCAAGAAGAACTCCACCTGGATTCAGGTGTGCGCCATCATTACCGATTCCACCTAGGCGTGCAACTTTCCAGAACTCAAGAGTTCCGTAGTGATCTACAGATGCATTAGCTTTGATATAAGCGTCAAGTTGTTGCCATGCATCGAGACCTGTCTGATACACTACGTCGATTACACTCTCTAGAATCTCAGTTGTATAATATCCTGCCAAGATGCCTGCAGTATTCAACTTGTGAATCATAGGGAAAGTTCCCTTATTCTTACAAGTTGCAAAGGTAAAGTTCCCGCTATCGTAGGGATGCTGAGAGATATAAACTATCTTTGCATTAGGCAGAGCTACCTTGATTGCAGAGATGGCTGCATCAGCATCTGCTTTCACCTGAGCCACCGATCGGTTATCTACAATAGATGCCAGAACCGTATCATTAATACCCAGCATGAAGATAACTACATCTGGGTTATAGGCAATGGCAGCCTGGACAGAAGTCTTACCATTGATATAAGCATGAGAACCGCTCATGGAGCGATAGAATGTATGACCGTCCCGGTTACATGGGAAGATCTTAGTATACACTCCTCCCATATTCAGGCGCCGCTCTAGAATATCAATTACAGACGCACCTAAGATTGTATTCTGTGCAGACATAGAATCACCTATGAGTGCCACTTTGACAGGATCTCCTAAAGGAGTAACAACTGTCTGATTTGGGATAGTTCCGCCACCGAATAGATTTGTCATAATATACCTGTAAATCCTAGATTTAATATCCTTGAGCGACAATGTTAGATCCTCGCAACATAGCAATCTGCTCTGCAACTAATCCGCGATAGGCAGCTGCTTCCTCATCTTTACCTATCGCCTTGAATACTGTAGCTGCTGCATCCATAATTATTGCATAGGGATGATCCTTAGCAATCCAAGAGTTATATCCAGACTGTGTAATATCTGGATTCACATAGCAGCCGTAGAGATAATACTGCTCCTGCGTATCAGATTTGATATTTACATAGGCCCCAGCTACGTAGTAGATATTACTCTTCTCAACCTCATACCGATCTAGCACAAGTTCAGGAGGGATCAAAGTCAGGAACTGCCCGGGAGTCTGTGCTACATTATCATACTTTCGCAGATACTTCCCTGCGCGCCATGTGGGAATGAGAGAGCGATAATCTAACTGCTGTATATATTCGGAGGTTGTGAATGCCACACCAGTTTCGAATATATCTTTATAAAAGAAATCACACTGGTGTGCTTTCAGGGTAGCAGACTTGACAGCTGACAGAGTCTCGCCTGTAAGATCTGGTCTTCCAGTAATGATATAAACTTCACTTATGAGATCTGACAGTGTCATTTGAGATACCTACTTATATATCTTATTTAGTCTGAAGATTCATCAGGCGAGTTGCCACAGCACCTGCAACACCTGATCCGCCGGCAGCTGCTTCCATAATATCCGACGTAGAAGCTGGTTTAAGTTTGGGGGCCTCAGCAGTTCCTCGGTCATTGTCCATAGATGTAGCTGCAACCATAGTTGCTTTGTACTCCGCAATGATCTTCTCACGGAGAGCCGCGATTGGATCTACAGCTGCAGAATCAATCTCTCGCTCGCTCGAGTCGATAAAGATAATCGGATGCTTAGCTGCTACTTCCTCATCTAGTTCTGTAATCTCAGATGGAATGTCTGTGCAGAACTTTCCATTAACAAAGATGGCAGGTTTGCCATTACGGAAGATATAATTAACTGAGGGCAGTGTTGCCTTGTATACGCGCATTGTTGACATGGTAGTCCTTGGTTGTTTCCTAGAGAAGTTGATCTGACCTTATTTATGGCAGTGTCTGATCAGTAGCTGCCATCCCTAGGAAGGAGATCTTAGATTCTAGGCAGCGACTAACTCGAAGCAATTCCGACGCTGTTCGCAACCTAGAAGGAAGGCCGCGGCATCGGCTGCTGCAACTGCTGAGATCTTCCCTGCCGTAACTGCTTTCACATTTCCATTGATTGTGATGGAAGTGATCGAGGCAGGTACAAACATATCTACAGCCCCAGTAGAAAGGTTAGAGGTCACTACATCAGGAGTGCCCGGCCCCCAAGAGTAAGGAGAGGTTACATCTGTTAACTCCGTAGCATTCATACCAGTGATGATATTAGCTGTAGGAGTGAGAACTCCAGAAGACACAAATGTAACTGAGCTTACGTTGGGAGGTACTCGAATGGAAGCCATCTTTCCCTCTCCTTCTTAGCCTGCTGCCGCTGCAGTCAGGGTGTAGATGATGCTGTTAGCAGGAGGATTCTTAACAACACAAGTCAACTCGGTTGTCAGAGTACCACCAACTGCGTCGATACCATTATCGTTCGCCTCAGTTGCATCTTGATTGAACTCTTTGTTCTGAGTCTTGCGATCACCCAGATAGGCCAAGCGGAAGCTAGACAAGTCCACTGCAACTGCCATCTTAGACCAGTCAGTATTGGAGTTGAACAGAGGATGCTCAATCATACGGAAGGTACCACGGGCAGTCTTGAATGTGGAGAACTGCAAGCCATAAGAAGTCTGACCATCCACAATGTAGTACGTACCATTCAAGCGACCAATGTTATTGATCACGCGCTTGGCAGTTCCACCAACAAACAACACACGCTCATTAGCAACTTTAGGGTCAGTTGCTTGGTTGAACACTGGGTCGAGGAAACCTTCCAGCTGGGTGTAGTTGGTAGTTGCGCCAGCAGTATTCACGTTGGTAGCGGAATAGTAGCTTGGGTAGTAGGAGAGGTTACCAACAATGTTGATCAAACCATCCATTGTGCGGAAGGGCTGACCATTGCGAGAACCTTGAGACTTCTGGCCAAAGAAGATAGCTTTCTCAATATCTGCAGCGTGGAAAGCTGCACAATCTTGCCGAGATTCAGCAATGTTGGTCTCGCCTGCAATCATCTGAGTGGTGCGGACAGAGTCAGAGATTGCCCAAGTATTACGGAAAATCTGAGTCAGATTGGTAATACGAACAGGGTTGATGATCAGAGACTGAGGACGTACAGAGGACTCTTCGAAAGCATTACCGACTTGGTACAAGTTAACAGTTGCTGCAATCGCTTGAGCTGCCACAGTACCAACAGCACGCTGCACCTGCACTTGAGTTGCAGAGAGAACAGAGTTAACCAGAATGTTCTCACCTGTGGTATTCACACGCAGCAGCATGCCTGGGAGAATATTGGAGGTAGAACTAACTGTGAAAGTTGTATCTCCCAGAGCTTGGCCACCAGCGCCAATGGTCAGTTGGGGGAACAGCATGGTCTTGGTGAAGAAGCCATGCTCAGTTTGTACTGCTGTATCTGAGGGCAACATGGAAGTCATGCCGAACAGAGGAGCAGTACCGTTTGGCATCAGACGAGTGATCATCGAAGCAAACGACTTTTTGGCCAGATCTTGTGTCAGGCCTGCAGAGGTGAAAATACCAGTGGACATTTATATACTCCTTAGAATTGTGAGATTACAGAGACAAGCCAGTTACCGTATAGGTAGGCGAGAATGTGAAGGACTGGCCAGTTGCTGTGGTATTACTATTACCAGACATAGTCACAGAGTTGGAAGCTGCATTAATACCGATGATGGTATTGCCTTGCTGACCTGCGATAACGTTAGTTACAACTTGGCCGATACTCAAAGCTTTGATCTGAGCATCAGTGAAGCCAGTGAGTACTGCATTGGCGTTGGTAGAACTAATGTTGGTGCAAGTCAGGAGAGGCGTACCATTGGTAATCTGGATCAGGAAAGTCTTGGTACCTGCAGCAGATCCGGCGGCTCCAGCTGCGACAGTTCCGCGAACCAGTGTAGCTCCTGTATTAGCAGTAACTGCGCCGGTGATAACGTTGGCAGAGAGGTTGACCAGAGCCCAGCGGAAAGAGAATCCAGCAGGAACTCCAACTACTCCATTGATATTAGCAAGAGCTGTTACCAGAGCGTCGGCAGTTGGGAAAGTGTCAGTAGAGACACCTGCAGGGTTGCGAACATAGACTGAAGAGTTCAGCAGCATTGCCGCAGTCAGAGCAAGAGTGGTGTTAGTTGTGTCGGTGGCAGGAATGGTTGGTTCCGACGTAGACATAATATCACCCACAGAAATCTGGCGTTGCATACCGCCATCGTAAATAACAGCTTTTACAGCAGACATATAAACTCCTAGAAAAAAGATATAAGGCCCGAAGGCCTTTGATTAGAAGAACGCAGACCAATCTTCAGCTTTTGCCTTCTGAGCTGCCGCCTTGGATGCAGGAGTCTCAGGCGCTACAGGTGCAAAGGATGTACCGATAGCTGCAAAATAATCACTAACTTGCGCTTGGATCTCTGCAGAGGTAGCATTTGGATTCTTACGAACCAGTTGCTCACTGAGGGCAGAAACTAACGGGGCCAGTGCTGGATTGGAAAGTTGTGGATTTGAGGCTTGAAGATTCTCGTTTACAGAGAACTTCTTTACCATCGAGGGGAGACGTGCGTCGTAACCTTCCTGTGCTTTAGTCAACGCTTGATCCACAATTTTAGTAGTGGCAAGTGCTGATTGTGCATACACAGTCTGTGCGACTTTATTCATTGCTGCTGCAAAAGCGGCTGCTGCTCCTTCTCCACCTGCAGTAACTGCTGCAAGCATCTCAGGAGTAACTGCCTTTGCAAAATCAACCTTACCAGCAGATTCCATAAGTTTCTGCGGATCTACAGCTCCAAACATTGGGCCTTGGGGATCTGCTGCTGAAGTAGTAGGACTTTGCCACACATCCTTGAAAGCATCGAACGGGGATACCACAGGAGCAGGATCTTGGGAAGACCCAGAAGGAACCATCCCATTCGGGGCAGTTTGTGGGGAAGAGGAAGTCCCGGGGAGGGCTTGGCCAGGTTGGTTAACTTGGGAAGGTCCTCCAGCAGGTAAGGGCAGAGGATCTGCTTTAGGGGCGGAACGGAATAGAGACATTATGTCCATGATTTATTCTCCTAGGGTTTGGTGATGAAGGTTTAAAAGTTGATTCTCAGATTCATCAGATCGGAGAAGCATTACACGAAGGATAGACATTTGCCCTTTCAGGAATGCCTCATTCTGAGTAAACTTGAGAGGAGACTCAGGATCGTAATCCAGATTAAGTCTCGAATCTGCTATCTGGGCAAGATCATTCTGCAGGAGTTGCTTCTGATCTAGAGTAAGAACAGAGCCCCGCAGGATGTCTTCACGAGTAAGTTCGAAGTGGGTGAAAGTTCCAATACCAATCTTAGCCATTCTGAGCTCCAGCCTGAGTTACTGGTGCAGATCCCTGCGAAGAAGGTGCTGGAGAAGTTTCTCCTTGTTGGCCTGCCGGAACTCCCGGAGTATATCCATACTGCTGAGGAGTTGGCTGGGGAGCCTGAAAAGCTGTTCCTTTCTCAACTGCAAGTTGCGCCATCTGTTGCCACTGGCCCATAGCTTGCTCATAGGCTTGCTGCTGCGGAGATTTCTCAAACTGCGTAAGATCTGCATTGCGAGTTTTCATCAGATAAGAGAACATTGGGCCTAGGTTATAAGCTGCACCCAACTGAGGGGAAGATCCTAAGGTCTGGATTGCCATCGTGAAATCATCTCCAGAGATCTGCTTATCTGTAGGAGTTAGGCCATCTGTAACTTTGAATACTGCAGAAGATTTCCGGAGGGCGACAGGATCAATGGTAACTTGAGTTCCAGCAGTTGGAGAGTAGATTGTAACTCCTGCCTGATACTGCATGACATTAAGTTTCAGGATCTGTTTCAGAGGTGTAAACACCTGAGACTCTAGTAGCATAGATGTCATCTGGTCGCGACCGTTCGCATTCGACATGACATTCTGGTACTCATGCTGAGTCTTGTTACCTTTGACAAACTGTCCCTGTTTCGCTTGGTTCTGTCCATTCACAGAATTCGCCATCTGCATCATCTGTGGGAGTTCCTGGAAGGCTACGGCAGATTGGTCATCCCGGAATGGGAAGGCATAGACAGCTTCTCCAACTGGTTTACCGTAAGCTGCCGGACGAACCGGGATCTTAGCTGATGGGTTATCAGAATTTAGATGGGCTTCTGATACACGAGATGGGTCAAAAAGTGTACGATCACTAATAGCCCGGCGGCGAGCAGCCATTGCAGAGTTAACAAGAGCTGACGAGATGTCCTGGAAAGGTTTAGCATTGTCTGCGAGAGACTTTGTTTGGTAGCCAAGACCATCTTCGTTAGCTTGGCCAAACAGGACAGGAAGAAATCCATGAGCATTTGTCTGCCTTTCTGCGTAGATGAGAACTTGGTGGTTAACAAGGATAAACTTCCACACCTGGGGAGTATTGGCGGAAGGAACTCTCAGGGCGAAATCTGCCGGGATGATTCGCGCATAGAGAGTTGTTACCTCATAGAGGTTTTTATAAGTTATCTCTCCAGGAGGACGTGTGAGCATGCCTGCCCAGCTCATCCAGTCAGTGGTGCGCTTTGGGTCAATCTGCATAAGAGCAGAAGGATTGATCTGAGGAATATAATACGATTCGATTCCGCCCGTGCCAGATCCTCCCTGAGTTCCCATCCCCGATTCGAAGGCAGCTTTCACATTGCTGATCATCTTATCCGGGAGTTCATTGATGAACTTCTTCAGGTGGATGCGAGAATAGAGTTGGGTGTTTCCTACAAACTCACCATTCTTGTAGATCTCAGTGGGCTTGTACCGAGTATCGAAGAATGTGTTATATAGATCCCAACGCTTGAGACAGTTACCCTCCCAGATAACTTCCTTAGGCTTCCCTTCTTTACCCACCATGAAACCCAGATCAGTTTCCACAGCTTGGGTAACTTCCCGATCCCAAGAGACTTCGATGGCGCCCAGATTATACTTGAACAGATCCCGAAAGAAGATCTGGAGTTGCTGAGTCCATCCGCCGCGATTGGAATTCTCCTCAATAATTGCCTGGTACTGCAGGGCTGTATCTTCCTCGGCTGCAGGGGCAACGAAACCGAAGATGGGTAGGCCTGTGAGAAAGACAGAAGCTTGGTAAGTTACAGCTGCCTCAACCTGCGGCATCACCACAGGAACTGTCACATTCTGGAACTTAGTGGGGTCGCCGTAGCGATTGGAGAGTTTGGCACGCCAGTTCTCCTGAGTCCAATCGTTTTCACGGATATATGCGAGATCTCGCGCACGCATCTGCTCCCGCAAGTTCCATTGCTGATTCAACATAGAAT